TGGCAATCGTGTGGCCGTGGTTCCAAGCCTCAGCTAATGGCACGAAACGACCGGTGCCAGTGACTGCGCTTAGAAACTTCCGATCATGCGCCGGGCAGGTTATGCCAGCCATGAAGGCGGCGATTCCCATTTTTTGCGCTTCATTGATGGTCATGAGGGGCGGCTGGCGGTGGGTGGTGGCGGGATCTCTCCCCCCGATAAACTTATCTTAGTCCATCCGTGACGGTCCGCCCTGCCCAGCGGTGGCCAGTTCACAAACCGTAACGCCAGCGCATCAGGCCAGCAGTTGCCGCACCTTCCAGCGACTGCACCCCAGCCGTTCAGCGATGCGGGCCTGGCTGAGCCCCTGGCGCCTCCAGCGCCGGGCCCGGTCGCGGTTGGTTTCAGTGGCCCAGGCGATCACCGCCAGGACAATCAACAGGGGTGTGAGCGCCCACAAAAGGGCGCAGGAAATGGTGGTCATGATTCGTTGGTGGTGGTGACCAACCGGGGCCGCTCAGGGCCTCGCCGGTTGGACGAAAATGATTTACTCCCGGACTGCTGGGAGCGGTTCGGCCCGGTTTAACGCCTATGGCCGACTGGCGATCGGGTTTCCCCCGATGCCCATACCTTAGCCCATCCGTGACGCTCAGCCCTGCCTACCCTGTGCCAGTTCACAAACCGTAACCGCAGCATCCGCCCGGACCCCTTAGCGAGAGGCTAAGGTCTGGGGGCGTTCTTCCCACGCACCCTATGACCCCACAACCGACCACGCAGCTGGAGGCCACCCAAGCCTTCGCTGTCGATCTCTGCCGATTCCAAGCACAAGCAGGCGACCACGAATCCGCCGCGGCCCTGCTGGCATCTGCCCATGAGCACGGCTTTTCCTGGTTTAGCCGCCCAGCCACTGATGCCCTTGGCACGCAGGTAGTCCTTTGCCACGTTGGCGGCGAAACGCACTACGCCCACGGCGACGACCCCGCCCAGCTCCTGATGGGGCTGCTGGGTGGCGGGTTCGGGTTTGCCGATCTTTACGCCCGCACCATTGCCCCTCATCCCGACGGACCTGACCCCGAGCCCGACTCAGCGCTACCGGCCCCCCAGCCCGACCCGATCCCCCCCGCCCAGCCCGAACCCCCTGCCGCCCATGTCGCTGCTGAATCCCTCGCCGCGGCCACCGGTGGCGCGGTGTTCGAGTTGGCCGAGGGCGATCCGGACCTGACTCAGTTGACGGACGACGAGAAGGCCCAGGCAAAGCAAGCGGTCGCGGAGTTGACAGCGCAACAGCGCAAGTCGTTTGCCATTGCATTCCGAAATGCCTTCGGGGTGGACAAAGAGGAAAAGACCATTATCCCTCTGATCACGCAAATCAGGCACGCTAAGTTTATCAACGACTTCACCATCGAAGCCAATGGAGGTGTTGCCCCGTGATCGACGGCTCCTGTAACTACGGGTTGGTCTACCGGGCCATTGATGCACTGCGTCTGGTCAGCGACGATCGCCAGCGCCTCATGCAAGACCTCATCCGCCTTCTTACAACCAATGACCAGCGCACAATCGGTCGACTGCTTAAGCTCGGCCGCACCATCGACACCCTGGAGCGCATCCTCAGCGAGCTCCACGCCCTCCTCGATCACCCGCCAGGCGTGGGTAGTTCGGAACCGCCACGGCTTGTACCTCGACCCGTCCGGCCGGTGGATGGCATCGCCCAACCTGGCCTGGCAGTGCCAGGTTCCGGAGACGGCGGCCCGGCTGCTGCGTGATGGGGTATTCGGTGATCCCGCCGACCTCCGCCTCGAATGCCTCACTTTGACCACCTTCGCCCAACACACATGGAACTGGCGTGCACATGACCCAGCCCCCTGCCTCTGATCCTGCCCGCCCCTACGGGCGCGGCGGCAAGCCGGAGCCCCTTGTGGTTTCGGTCCACCTCGCCGCTGATGCCGCCGCCGTCGTCGTACAGGTGGCGGCTGAGCACAACCTCTCAAAGAGCGGCGCCGTTCATCACCTTGTCCGCCTTGGTGCGGGCCTTCCTTCACTTCTTCCCTGAATTCCCATGGCTTCAGACATCCACTTCAGCCCCGCCGCCCCGGTTCGCTGGGCGCATCTGATCACGGCCCGCACCCAGCTTGACGAGTCCAAGCCACGAGCCTGGACCTGTGAGCTGGTGCTGGACAACAACGACCCGAAGCACAAGGCCTTCATTGCCAAGCTCGACGCGATCTTCACCGAAACCCACGGCACCAAGAAGAAGCGCAGCGACAAGGGCCAGCCCTGGAAGCTCGACAAGGAAGACGCCACCAAGACGGTGGTGAAGTTCAAGTCGCTCGAGTTTGTGCGCGAGGACGGCAGCAAGGCCAGCGGCCCGCGGATCATCGACGCCAAGCGTCAGCCGTGGGACGGCAGCCAGATCGGGAACGGTTCTGAGCTGATCATCAAGTTCTCCACCTACGGCTGGGAGCGGCCCGAAGGCACGGGCCTGAGCCTGCAGCCCAAAGCCGCCCAGGTGGTCAAGTTCGTGCCCCGTGAAGACGAAGACGCCACCGAGGGCTTCGACGAGGTTGAGGGCGGCTATGCCGTTGCCGACGCCGGCGGCTTCATTGACGAGTTCGCCGCCGGCGGCGAGGAGCTGGGGATCTGATGAACGACACAACCCCACCATCCCTGCCCCCTGTCGTCATCGACCCTGAGCACGAGGGGGAGGATCGAGAGTTGCTGGAGGTGTTCTACCGGGCCGCCCTAGCTGAGGGCGGCACCGCCGATGAGTTCAACCTGCGTGGCATCAGGGCGGTGCTGGCCCACCGCCCCAGCGTCGCCGCCGTCCGGGCCGCCGATGCGGCCATCTCGGACGAGGCCCTTGAGGCCGAGTTCCGAGCATGGTGGAAGGTCCACGTTCACCCCCTGAACGTCCCGGCCTACCACACCATCAGCACCCACGTTGCCTGGGCTCGGCACATCCTGAAGCGGGGGCAGCCATGACGCGCATAACGATCGCCTCCATTGCGCTTTCGTGCTTGTCGCTTGCCATCGGTCCGCACTCGCCATGGGCTGCGCTTATCTGCTCCGGGGCTGCGCTTGCGCTGGCTGGGCTCGGGTTGGTGACCCCATGACCGACTCCATCTGCAGCGCCATCGCCCTGGCGCTCACCGTGGCGGCCCTGGTAATCGGGGCTGGCCCGCTCACCTGGGAGTACTTGGCGATCGCCCTGGTCCTGGCCCTGGCGGCGGTGTTCCTCACTCCGTTCGAGTGACCCATGGCCAGCGCCAGCGCCGACACCGACTCAGCACGGCAATGGGTCGAAGCGGCGCAGCAGGTGCCCCTGCTGACCCCAGCGGAGGAGATCCACCTGAGCTCGCTGGTGCAGGCATGGCAGCAGCACCCCGATGGACCCGACAAAGCCCCGCCAGCCGTCCAGCGGCGGGGCCTGCGGGCACGCAATCGGATCGTGGCGGCCAATCTTCGATTGGTGGCGAAATTCGTCCAGAGTCGCACACACGCCGGGCCGCTTGTTGATCGGTTTCAGAACGGCACCCTGGGGCTGATCCGAGCTGCTGAGCTGTTTGACCCGGAGCGGGGGTATCGGTTCTCCACGTTTGCATATTGGTGGCTGAGGGCGGAGGTCGGGCGCGGCGAGTTTGCAGAGCCGCCAATTAAGCTCCCCTCGAATGTTTTCGCCGCGCTTCGGGGCACAACCAACGGCGCTTGCCCGGCGCATCTCCTGGCTGACGGGCGAGCTGCGTCGTTTGTGCGCTCGCTGGATCACATCATTCCCGGCTGTGACAGCGAGCTAACCCTGGGCGACACCCTGGCGACTCCGACTCCCGATGAGCAAGACCCAGACGCTGATGAGCTGGCGACGCGCATGGCGGCCCTCGATCCGCTTGAGCAACGGCTGATCGAGGGACGCTGGGGGCTGCGGGCGGATCCCGCCACGCTGCGGGCGCTGGCCGCCCAGGAGGCCATTTCCCTCGCTGAGGTGAAGGTGATCCTGGCGCAGGCCCTGAGCAAGCTGCGCCGGGAAACGCCGCCACCGGCGCCCACGCTGCCCCCATGGCGGCCGGAGCAGTGCTGTCAGTTGAGCCTCAGCCTTTCAACCCCAGCCTTGCCAGAAAATCCCAGTCCCCTGGGGCCTGCCGCTCCATCGCCGCCACCGTAGCCTCCAGCTCCAGCAGCCGCCCCAGCTGGCGCTTTAGGGCTTGGGATTGGTTGACCTGGGCGGCCAGACTGTTGATGAGCTGCCGCTCCAGTTCCGGCCGCGGGAGCATCGGCACCGCCCGCCGGGCTGCCTCGAAATGACAATGCACCGATGGGCTCGCATCGGAATCAATCCAAACCACCTCGGAGGCCTTCATGTCAGCACCATCAGAGACTGCCCCTCAGTCTGCTGATCCCGACGGCTTGCATGTTGTCGTCGATGCTGCAGGCGGCGCCACCTGGCGGATCTGTTCGCGCGGCACCTGCATCGAGGACCGCTGCGGCGTGCGACTGATGGCGCGCTACCGGGATCTGCTGATCAGCCAGGGGATCAGTCCGTCAGGACCGGGAAGGCCCCAGTCCAGCCACGCTCAGAATCCAGGAACCTGAGTAGCTGCTGGGGGCGTTCCGGGGCAAAGCCGAGCTTGAGCCCATAGGCGGTCGGCCCGATCAGCGAGCCGTTCACGCTCCAGGCTGGCCCCATGGTGAGTTGGTGGAAGTGGCCAAAGAAGCTGTGGTCAGCGGCGATGCCCTGATCCTGCCGGAGCTGCCACTTCGTCAGCGGCACGGTCAGCCCACCGATGCCGCCCTGGTAGCGGATGGCATCGCCATGGTGGAAGCGCAGCAGCCGGCCGAGGACCTCGACGTAGAGGATGTTGCCGTCGCTGATGCGCCATTCAAGGCGCTCCTCATGCCGGAAATGCCGGCGCAGGCTTTGATACATCAGCCACTCGTAGCTGGTGGCGTGGGCGTTGTCCGCCTGCATCTTCGGCGTGGTCCGGCCGTGGTTGCCGTAGCTGCAGGGGATCACAATCCGCTCAAAGCCGCCGTGCTCCAGCAGGTGATCGATGCCGGCCACGATGGCGCGCTCGCACTCGATGATCTGCTGGGTGGGCGATAGCTCCTGCAGCTGAGCCTGCTCCGGATGGAGCCAGTTGTCGATCAGATCGCCGCCGAGCCACAGCACCATCTGCCGAACGTCGCAGCTGCTGCGCACCATCCGGATCACCTTCAGGGCGTTCACGAACAGGGCCGCGGCGCGCCGGTGGAACTCCTCCACGTCATAGGCGTTCAACTCGTTCACCGTCTCCGGCCGGACCACGGCGCCGCAGTGCCAGTCCGAGCAAAGCAGGATCGGCACCGATTCCGAGCGCACACCAGGCTGGTGATCGGCCAGGGGCTCCGGCTGATCGATTTCCCGAATGTCCAGCGCGGTGACCAGTGAGTCCATGGTGCTGGCCAGTTGCTCAAGCGCACGATCACGATCGCGCTCAGCCGTGCGGGCCGCCTCGCGCATCTTGCGCAGCTCCAGCTGCAGCGCCAGCAGTTCGGCGCTGGTGTCCGACCGTTTGCCGCTGGGGCACATCCCCGGCAGGCAGTAGGGGCGCTTGTTGCCGCCGGGCTGCTCCACCCACTCGATAGCGCTTTCGCCTACCCAGGCCCGGCAGCTGCGGAGCCGGCGGCATTGATAGGTGCGCTCGTTCGTCATGAAAACAACCAGGCCCAGCCGGACTTAGGACCTTCGGCCGTCCAGCGCGGGTTGAAGTTGCGGTAGCTGTAGCGCTGCGCCCGGCCGCTGGTGCCGCCCTCTGCCGTGAAACCACCGCGCACCAGGTCGCAGGAACCGTATGGATCGTTCACGATCCAGCTGTGCGCATCGAAGCCATAGACACTGAGCCAATGCCCGCCACCACTGGGCGCCCCCACGGGGCCACGGTGGTAATAGCCCAGCGCGGCCGGGAGACCGCTGCGCAGCTCGGCCTGTAGCTGAGCGGCTGAGCAGGACTGCACGAATCGGGCCTTTACGCCCAGCTCACGCAGCGCCCCTTGGTGGGCCGCCTGGCTGGTGGTGTCGCCGTGGCGCCGCACCACCTTCAGGTATTGATCGTCGGTCTCAATGCCCCCGGCGCCGAGGTAGGCCAGGCACATGGCGATCGATGAGCTCTGACATTCCCTGTAGCCCTGCCCTCCCTGGTTGTCGAGCTGGCTGAAGTAGGGAAAGCCCGTGAGCGGGTTGGTGGGCCTGACCGCTGGAGCAGGCACCGCCGCGGCCGGGCTGCCCTTAGCCCGCCAGTCGGCGGTGAAGGACTCGCGCTGCGTGGGCGTCAGGGAAGCGTCCAGGGCCGAGAATGCAGCCAGCTGGTGGGGCAGCAGCTCGCCGCGCTTGACGGCTTCCTGCACGGCAGCGCGGACTGAGGCAAGGGTGGGGGAGGTCATGGGGTCAGATGCTCAAGAGGGGAACGGAAACATCGAACAGCCCGCCGGATCGAGGGGTCTCGGCGGGCGGGCCGGCGTAGGTGAACAGGGTCCCCGATGGCCACACGTCGTAGAGGTTGGAGTGCATCCGCCACAGCTCTGGCGGAAGGGCAAACTCCCGCACCTGGCCCCGCTGCCCGGCGTGGTGGTCGCGGATCTGCTGCACCTCGCTCAGGGTCAGCGCGGGGAATTGCAAGCTGATCGGGATGGCGTGCGGCACGGATGAATGAGCGAACGGGGTCGAGTCACCGTTCTGCGCCGCCACGACAGACACCACCAGATCGCCCAGGCCGTACTCCCGCCCCAGCGGTTCGATGGCGGGGAAGGTGGCCATCAGTTGGGCGCGGGCAGCGGGATCGTCCAGGTACTGGCCGCGATGTTGAAGGTGGTGCCGCTGCTGCTCACGTCGGTGGTGTGGTCCAGCACGGCCACCAGCTCGTCAGCGCTGGCGGCTCCACCCCTGGCCCGCCGGATCACCGCCTTGCGCACCGTGAGGGTGGAGCTGGGCCAGTTGGCGGCGCCGATTGTGACGGTGCTGATGTTGGTGGTGTTGTTGACGGCATAGCTGAGCGTCACGGTGGCGCCGCCCTGGGTGTAGCCGTTGCCGGTCGCCAGCTCGTTCGTCACCGAACTGAACCTGGAATGAGCGGCCCTGTCCTCGGTGTATGCCGAGGTGTGCAGGGTCATTTTGTAGGTGTGGCTGGTGTTGCAGTTCCCGGCGAACACGTCGCCTAGGTAGCTGTTGAAGACGAGGCTAGCCATGGGGGGGGTCTGTTCTTGGTTCAGGTTAGGAAGCGCCCCACTTCGAGGCGACGTAGGCATCGAGCTTTGCCCGGTCGGTGCTTGAGATGTTGGATGACAGTGCGATGATCTCGCAGGTCTTGCCGACAATGCCGGCGTTTCTGTAGTAATTACCTCTATCAGCTGAGAATTGATTGATAAAGACGCCACCCGTAAGGTTAAAAACGTAACAGGTTGGACTTAGGCTGCGCGTCAAAGACAGTGGCGCCGTAGATACACCATTCTGCCATGCAGAGCCGTTTTTGACGTTGTTGTCAGCAAGCAAGCCGACTAGCTTGTGGTCGTTTGCGTTGTATCCGTTGTCGCCAGGTATCGGGCAGTGAAATGGATAGTAGGCTCCGCTGCCTACAATAAATTGCTCTCCTGTAAGTTCAGTAAACTGAACCACAATAATAAAACATTGCGGGACTACTGATGCTGATGTTTGAACATACTGGCTGGCCGTAGTGACCATGCAGTTGTTGCCATTGACGGTTCCTTGGGTTGGCCTGCTACCAGAGCTTGAGGTGGCGTGGTACCCGTTACTGCCCTTGTCGTTGATCTGCGTGATTGATCCGCTTGAAGTGGTGATCGTAGAGGTGTCGGCGAAGTCGAGCCAGAACACCGGCGAAAGCATGGACGGATCCCAGTAGTCGCCATCGAACGCCCCCCTGGTGAACGTCGTCGCCTCTGACGCCCACTGCGCCCCAGCCTCAAACACCGACGCCCCGGCAATCCGCCCGCGAACGAACGTCGTTGCTGCTGATACCCACTGGGCGCCAGACTCAAAGATGCCACTGGTACCAGCGAACGCCCCCCTGGTGAACGTGGTCTGCGCTGAACCCCACTGCCCCCCCAGCTCGAACACACCCAGCCCCCCGGAGAACGCACCGCGGGTGAACGTAGATGCGGCCGAGCCCCACCGGCCACCTGTCTCGAAAGCGCCGAACACACCAGCGAACGCACCACGGGTGAACGTAGATGCGGCCGATCTCCACTGCCCCCCACGCATCGATGCCAGCGGCCGGGGCACGCAGGAGAAGGCGCAGCGGATCACGAACACATCGGCATGACGGTCCACCACCTGGGGCGACTCAGCCCAGCGCCAGGCGTAGCCGGTTGGCGTGAGCGCAGCGGCCAGGGTGGTGACGGTGAAGACGAACCGATCGAACTGCAGCCGGTGCGCCCGGTAGTGGGCCAGAATCGTCAGGTAGTCGGCTTCGGTGATGTTCTCGAAGATTGGCGTCCACGTTCGGCCGATCTCCAGCGAACCGGTGCGGACGTTGCCGCGCTTCCCGTCCATCGATTGATGGCCAGCCATGGGCCAGTTGCCGGGGGTGATCGGCGCCTGGCTTGGGATCAGGGCAGGAAAGTCAGCCATTAACCCCAACTATAGACCGGCTTGGCAACTGCGTAGAAGCTGATAAGACCATTGCCGTCAACTGTGCCCACTTCAGTCACGGTCGCCGTGTAAACGTTGTCCCACAACAACTGCCCGCCATAGATTGGACTGTTGTATTGCTGATGCCTGCCAAAAATTAGCCCCACGGTCACAGGAGGACTACTTGTTACAGTAACATTGCCAGAGGCATAATGTGCAGTAATTGAATAAGAGCCGAGCGCAGTTTCAAAAGAAAGCGTAACTCTTTGCGGGTCAATACCTACCTCTTGAATTTGACCACCCCACACCAAAGGCTGAACTACATCCGCTCCCGTGTTTGCCTTTTGAATGCTTTCTAGCTTTGGTTTGGTATAAGCCAGCGACCAGAACCCTGAATGAGTATTAAACCCGGTGTAGGTTGTTCCTTCGACAAAGTAGACCTTTGTTTGCTCATCCTGTTCCGAACCCCTAGGCACAGCCGGCGGCGGCACAGGCCGGCCAGGGATGACAGGATCCCCAGGCGCCGGAGGCGCTGGCGGCTCTGGCGGCTGTTCAGGTGGAGTGAACGGCGGCAAGCCGGGCTGGCCTGGAGGGCTGAGCGGGGTCCCACCAGTAAGGCTGCCCGGCACGCTGGTGTCTGTGTCGCGGCCGGCCACGTCACCACTGGGGCCGGTCCGCTGGCTGGGGAGGATGATGCCAGTTACGGGCGCCCGGACGACAGCATCCGCCAGCAAGCTGCGGCCATCTGCATCTACCGGGAAATGGGTAAGGGATAACGTCTCTTCTCCAGTGAAGTCGAGCCCGACTGATTCGACCTGGTAGTAGTAATTGTAAAACCATGGCGCATCTCCATCGGCTTCGACTCTCAGGTAGACCTGCACCACGTCGCCCTCTTTGATCCGGCCGGTTTGGCTGCCAGTCCGAAGCTTCACTGTTGCTGTATGCCCAGTCAGCACCCGCCGCGCATATTCGTAGCTGCCGGCCCTAGAGGCGTGCAGCTCGCTGGTGCAGAACTGCGAGAGGTCGCGCTGCTCCGGCTTGTCCGTCCCGTTGCTCGTTCCGATCGGCAAGGTGCGAGGCACCGCGATGTCAGTCTCATCTGCCTGCTGGCGCCAGAGCACATTCAGGATCGGGGCTCGCCTGACGCTCGCTTCGACGTTGGTGCGCTGGAACGAATCGGGCTTGATGATCCGCTCATCCAGCAGCCAGCGGGGCTCGATCGGATCGGTGATGATGCTGCCGTCCGCGTTAGCCGGTAGCAACGGCCTCAGCCCATACTTGCCTCCTACCCTCGTTTCCCGCAGCAGGAAGAAGGGCAGGATCCTGATCACGAAATCGCCCAGGTTGGCCGAATCCTCGAATAGCCCGTTGCACCACAGACCGTTGGCCTCCACAAACTTGGCCGCGGCAACCATGGAGTCCATGTCGATCATCGCCAGCGGCACCCTGGAGCTGCGCTGCCATGCCCACAGCACCAGGTCGGCGATGTTGTCAGAGGCGCCGGCTACACCATCCGCCAGGCGGCCCCGCTCGATCGTCATGCCCTCGCGGACAAAGAAGTTCCAGGCGGTCTTCCACTCGTCGGAATCATGGTGGAATGTGGCCCCAGCTTCGATGGTACTGATACCGCTGTAGTTGCCGCCGCCGCCGGTGTAGTGGGGGAAAATCGGCGTCACTCCGCCGTGGCTTGTGGCGAAGTTGCCGGGCGTCCAGTTGCCAGCCCGTTTGCCGTAGTTCTGGCTGAAGCTGCCGATCCGGCTCTCACCATTCCTGGCATCGCGCACCTGCACGGAACCGATCTGGCCTTCGCCCAGCACCATGTGATAGCGGCTGGTGACGGTGCTGTTGGTGTTTTCGAACCGGGCTTCAGTCGCTGGCGGGAACACCAGCACACCGCCCACGGTTCCGCGCCGCCGACCGAACACAACTGGGATCGGCTCACCTATCACCATGGCCCGCTGCGGCACCCGGAGCGGTGAGTTGCCGGCGGCGGCAGCGGACTTGGCCGGTGGCGGCAGCTGGCCGGTGGCAGGGAGCGCAAACGACAGGGCCCTGCTGCCGGATGGCACTCCGATTGAAAATGCTGGCCCCTTGTAGCTGCCGTCTCCGGCAGATGTAATTGACCCGGAACTGCGACCGCTGCCTACTGCATACCGGCGGCTGCCGTCAGGGTTGAAGGTTTGAAGCGCGTAGCGAACGGTGTCGGTCATAGCCGGCAGGGCACCCCGATCAACTCGGTGGTAGCCGAGCGCGGCGGGAACTGCGCGCCGATCGGCGACAGGGCCGAGCCGAGTTGAATGGTGCGGCTGGTCAGTGTGCCGCTGCCGCCGATCGCCTCGCCGACCGTCGCCGCGGCCACGATGAAAGCGGCCGGGATCCCAACGTCTCCGGCCACCTCGTCAAAATCCAGGACCGTGATCCAGCACAGCCAGCGTTCGGCCAGCGCCCGCTCGAGTAGGTCGTGGTTTTCCCTGGTGGCCGGCACGGTGATGGTGGCCTGCTCACCCTGGCCCTGACCGCTCACCAGTCCTGACCAGCTGAGCTGCCGGTAGGCCCACTGCACCCCGCCGAAGGTGATGATTTGGTTCATCCACTGGGTCTGCCAGCGAGCGAACATCGTCCCGGCCCCATCGCCCAGCTCGATCAGTGCCACCTGTGCCCTGGCCATCAGGAGCCCCTCATCGCGATGCGCCCGCCAGGTGTGCGCAGCGCCCCTAGGATCCCATCGGCCAGGGTTTGCATGCCGGACTGGAAATCGGCCATGCTCACCGTGTCGGTGCCATCGGGCAGCTGGTAGACCGGGCCGGTTTGGATCGGGATCGTGATGCCGGTGGGCACACCGCCCCCACCGGCCGCGGCCCGGGTGTGATCGATGATCGTCTCGCGGGGGTGCACCATCGCCCAGAAGCCGCCGCGGCCATCGAGTCCGCCGGACCTGGGGGCGTTGCCGGTGTAGCCGCCGCCGGCAAACGAAATCGGCTTGTACTGCACGACTCCATTGGTGGTGAATGCCCCCATCTCGCGCCCGTTTTCCATGTAGGTGGGGCGTCCGTTGAAAGTCCGGCCGGTTGGCCTTGCGTTGGCGCCCTGGTTCTGGATCTGATTGATCCCCATTCCGATGATCTGCTGCTGGGCGCTGTAGGTAGCTTGGTTGCCACGGGCTTTCTCCGCTGCGATCTTTTGCTGAATCCTGTATTCAGTGTCTGCCGAATTGGCCGCTACTTGCATCAGCCTTACTTGTTCTTGGAGCCTAGCGGTTTGCTCTCCCATGGCGTTTGCTGTGTCTAATGTTCTTTGAGCACTGCGCAGCTCCTCCCATGCCTTCTGGCGCTTTAAGTTAATAATCTCAGTCTCCTGAATAATCTGCGCGTCAAGCGCTTCTTTTTGAAGCCTGGCGTTTTCCATTTCTATTTGCTTGATTTCCAGGAGGATGGGAATCTTGTCAGCGTCTGTTCTTGCCTGGCTTAGTTTGTACTCCAAGATAGATTTAGCGGCGTTGTTGACTGCGATGTCAGCACTCAGCGCCGCATCTCTCAACTGCCCCTGCCGCTGGATCGCCTGGCTAGTGGCGTCAATCGTGGCGGCCATCAGCTGATACTCGGCGTTGGTCTGCTGCACGGCAGCCTTGAACGCTTCCTGCTTGGCCTTGGCGTTGTCAATGGGGGGCTCCACTCCCCCAGCGGCGGTGGCCGCGTTGCCCATCTCAGCCGCCAGCTTTTGAGCTTCCAAGGCTGCGGCGGCGGCTTCTTTGTTGGCGCCTTCCAGCGCCTTTTGCAATCCGAAGTAGGCGGCGGTGCCGATGCCGGCGGCGAGGATGACCGTTTTCCAATCGCCCATCAGACCCTTGAGCACGGCCTGGGCGATTGCCGCGCCTTTGATCGCAGCGGTCAGGGCGGCGTAGGCGCCGGCTACAACGCCAAGCCCCATCACCCACGGCGCCAGCGCTGCGCCCACTCGGCCGATCGTCTCAATGGTCTGCTGAATCGGCTCCTTGTTGGCCACGATGTAATCTCGGAAGCCGATGCCGACCCTTGAGATCCAGTCCACCGCGCTGCTCAAGTACGGCAGTAGCTGGTCGGCAATGGCCATGCCGATCTGGCCGAACACCGCCCGAGTGGCGGCCAGGCTGTCGTTGTAGGCGTCGGCTTTGTTGGCGAACTCCGTGCTCATCGTGGCGGCCAGTCCTTCGATGGCTTGGCGGCCTTCGTTAAGCATCGGAACCATGTCGGCTCCGGCTTTGCCAAACAGCTTCACCGCCAGATCCGCTTGGCGGGCGCCATCTCGTATCCCTTGGAATCGGTCAGACACCTCAAGCATCACCTGATCAACGCCCCTGAGCTTGCCGCTGGCATCCACTGCGCTGATGCCTAGGGTTTGCAGCGCCTCGGCCGCTGGGCCTTTGCCGGTCTCGGCAGCTGCAGCCATGCCGCGGCTGAGCTTGACCATGGCATTGCCGACGCCCTCTACGGTCGTCCCCGACTTCTCTGCCGCCTGCTGGAATCGGCTCAGGTTCTCCACGCTCACGCCTGTCTTTTGCGACAGGTCGCGCAAGTTGTCGGCCGCATCAATCGCGCCCTTGGCGAACGCTGCCAGACCAGCAGCAGACAATCCCGCGCCCAGTGCCAGCACGCCACCAGTCAGGCCGCCCAGGATATTGCCCATGCCGCCCAGCGCGCTGTTCGCCTGCTCGCCGGCCTTCTGAATCCCCTTGATTCCAGCGTTCAGGCCAGCCAAACCCGACGCGTCGCCTTTGGCCGTGATCTTCAGGATCGCGTCGAGGTTGGCCATCAGCTGTAAAGCTCCGTCAGGTAGGCGTCTTGCATGATGTCCAGATCGTCTAAGGCCGCCAACGGGTCAGCCACTGAGCACAGGCTAAAGAGCCACTCAATCGCGGCGGCGTCGATCCCGACCGGGCCTTTAGGCCCGAACTTCCAGCGGTTCCTCAGTCGCCAGAACATCACCACGACATCCCAGTTCTCGGGCCACACCAGGAACGGCCCTGAGGGCTTCTCCAGCAGCTCGGCAGGCATGGCGATGCCCAGCCCCTCAGCCTGCTCTGCCAGCCGCTCAACGTCCCCAGGGGTTGGGCCGCCACTCTTCAGGAAAAGCCTTGCGGCGTCCTCGAGGTTTTTTTTCGCCCACCGATGATGGACTCATTCCAGGCTTCGACGATCTTCGCGGCAAACGTTGCCCGGGTGATGAGCTCCTGCTTCAGCCCTTCGGTGAACTCCACCGGTTGGCCGTTTCGATTCATGCCGCTGGTCCATCCGGCCCACACCTCATCGGCCAGCCGCATGTCATCGATCATCCCCTCGACCGACTCACCGGCCGCGCTGGCAATCATCCGTTGTCGGATGGCCTCGTTGATCTCGTCGATCCGTGGCTGTGGAATGCGGTTGAACAGGCCCACGAAAGATTCGGCCCTGTTGGTCCGGTTGGACGGCTCGCCGAGCGTGACCGTCCATTCGTAGGTTTCGCCCTTGTCAATCTCAAACATGGAATGCCGTGGGGTAAGGGATCAGGGGAAGGCCAGAGTCAGGGAGTCGGTAACCCCAGGTGCGCTGTTCTTTGCCACGAATGGCAGCTGCAGGCCATAGGTGCCATTGAGGTTTACCTCGGTGGGCGGCCCGAACACGGCATAGGGGATGGTTGGAGTCACCCGAAAGCCCGCCGAGGGGCCATGGGTGAATGTGATTGCCTGGCGGGTGCCGTTGGTGCACAGCGCGTAGGGGTTGAAGGTCGCCAGGTCAGCCGGGCGGACGATGGTGATCGTGCCGCTGACGACGTGGTTGGTGATCTGCACCTCTTTGCTGCAACCGGCGTAGTCTCGAAAAAACAGCTCCGGCTCCACGGATACCGTCATCGACTGCACGCACACCGACACGCCGCCGATGCTGGCCGTAGGGGTGTTGGCAGAATCAAACACCACTCCATCCGCCTGGTTGCTGATCGTTCCCGTCGGGTTGGCGACGTTGGTCGGCTCGACATAGATGCCGGTGCGGCTGAACGTGATCCGTGGGACCTCGCCAGCAGTGAAAGCCATCTCGAAGCCGCCACGACAGCCGAGCGCCTGATGGCGCTGGCCGTCCCCAAACCACATCAGCTCAGAACTGGCAGGCGCGTCGGAGGTGATCAGGTTGAAGGTGTTGACGGACCCCGCAGTCGTGAGGTTCATCCCTGACCCGAGCAGGAGATGGCTGAATTTCGGCGCAGTGCCAGCAGTGCCAGACCCCTGGAGTTGCATCGGCAGCGATGCCTCCACCTTCCGCATCGCGATGATCGACGAGCGGGTAGAGCCGAACGCGCCATCGAGAATATCCACGTCTTTCGATTCCGCAACCAGCGGACTGATTGACGCATCAGCCAGGGTGATCAGGTAATCGGCGCCAGCGGTGCTGGCCGTCTGCCCGTAGGTGGCCTCGGCCTTGGAGCAAACGATCGTTTTCCGGTAGACGGCCATCAGGAATCACCAGGAGTAGGGGTTGCCTCGGCGGAGGGCTCGGCCGCGCAGACCGGCCGGGCGGCTGGTGTTTCCAGTTCCCAGGACTTGCCGTCGGCAGAGAGCACAAACTCTCCCGGCCCGGTGGGCGGCGGGGGGAGCGGCAGCGGCGGTTTAGGGGAGGCCATCGGTCACGTCGAGCTGATAGGTTCCATACGTCACAGCGTAGGAACAGCGCAGCACTCCGATCTCGCCGCTCACCCCATCAGTCTGGCGGCCAGTGGGCACAATGCCGACCACCCCCGGCAGGCTTGGCACGCCTGTGGCTTCGGCCATCAACAGATCATGGGCCTTGACCCAGATCGGATCAGCCAGCAGGGTCAGGGGTGATCCGTTGATCAGGATGTCCACCGACAGCCGCATAGTGGTGGCCAGGGTTGAAAAGCTCTCCACCTCGTCGCTCTGGTTGTCCCAGTCAATCACAACGGCCGGCATCTCGCTCCGAGCCAGCGCCTCGTAACGGTCGCGGAAAACGGCGGCGGCTGCGGTGCCAGTAAGGCCAGCCTCAAGGATGGACTTGATCCCTGCCAGAATCGTCTCCGATCTGCTCAGTGTCATGGCCGCGGCTCCTCATCAGGGATGGCATCGGAGTAGCGCCGCCGGGTGCGCCCCAGCATCCGCCCAGCGGCGGTGATGGCGCCCTGGGCAGGGCTGGGCACCAACACGCCCAGTGCCCAGTTCCAGCGGCTTTCGCACGCCTGGTGTGGTGAAGGCGCCCGGAACTCACAGACGCCGATGTAGGCGGCCAGCATCCCGGCGGTTAGCCAGTTCATAGCTGCCCCTTCCTCAGCCTGTCTTCGTGGTCGTCCAGAGTGTTCTTGTGCTGGGCCAGCATCTCAAGGATCCTGCCCTCGAAACTCCCAAGGCCCTTGGAGATGCTCCAGAGCGCCTTAACGGCAGAGCTGGCCAGGGTGGTGACTGCAATCCCTAGCCCCGCCAGAGCGGTGACTTCAACGATTCCTAGTCCCATGCTGCCGGCGGTGATTGCGCTCAGCCTAGGCAGGGGCGGCTGTTTTGCTCGTCGGCGCGGAACTGAGCGACGGGGTAGGGCCGCTGGGGGGCATGATGCAAAGGTCGGGCGGGATTAGCGTCATGGCGTCAAACGGTCGGGGCAACTGTTTTGTAGGGGTGGCCTGCGGAGAAGGGTGAAGGGGTGGATCATGGCTCAATACATCGAATAGTTGGCGTTGATGTTTGACTCTATTGCCGAGCGATTGGATGATTGATTGGAAGCGTAAATAATAAGCTCGGAAATCTTGCCGTCCATTGCGTATCCGCTGACTATAGGGCTCGGGTTTCCTCTGATGTCGCCAATGGACAGACCCGACAGGCCATCAGCTCCTAAAGCGCCATTAGCGTATTGACTGCCGTTAATAAAAATCGACGAAGAATTGCCGTTAAATAAAACGCTAAACAAATTGAGGTTGGTGTTATCAAGTTCAGAGGCAATTATGGAAAGTTCGTTTGCATTATTGGTACCTGCGGTTGCTACCCAACGAGAATTAGGCGATTCTTGATTACCTTGATTGTAAAATGCGTGTCGAACACTGTTGTAAGAGTCAATAATAATGTCAGGGGCAATGAAACCAGCAACATCGCGCCTTGCAACTGCAAAAACTGTTTCAGGCTGGCTTAGCGATAAAGCGCTATTGATCAGCCGGTCATTGCTTCCGTCAAAATCCAGGGTTGGCCTTGAGTTTTGCAAAACCAGCGAACCGGAGCTGACGATCTGCGGTTGGTTTGCAGTTGTCGTTTGAGTTACATTTCTGCCGTTGCCGCTTTGGTCGTACCAGGTGGACACGAAACCATTGCCTCCAGCCCCAACCCATGAAGTGAGCGTTCCATCGGCCACCTGAGTGGCGGTGAAATCGCTCTCCATGTTGTCGCTGCTGCGCCGAACGCGCACCACGTTGGTAACACCAGTGCGAAGTTGCCGCAAGCTATAGGCGGCGGCAGCGCCTGTGTAAGTGTCAAGCAGCAGGCTTGCCGCCGCCACCGCAAACCTCCCCGAATCAATCCAGATGATGCTCATACCTGCTGCTCCCAGGCCAGCGATTCACGCTCGGGCGTCTCGGGGTCGTCGGCCAGGAATTGGCCATCCTCACCGCGAGCCTGCACGACAGTCCACAGATCCCCAGCAGCATCGACCCACTCCTGCCCCAGTGCCGTCGCAGCCGGGCGGGTGGCACCGCCCAGAGCCGCCACAAACGCTTCGGGCAAGTTCAACATCAGGGCCAGTCCGCGCACCTCCTGAACCAGCGCAGAGTTCACCAGCCCCAGGCGACGCAGCGCCAGCCAGGCGCCCCGGAAGTCGTCAACATCGCCACCGCCCGCAGCGGCCAGCAGAGTGGCAGGCAGGCTCAGGCCGGCCGCCGGGGCTTGGCTCAGGCTGCCGCCCAGCAGGGCATTGATTGCAGGATGGGCCAGCAGGGTCCGCTTGAACGTGCGCCAGTCCGGCACCGGAGGCACAGGTGGCAGCGGCTCCACTGCCCAGCCCCAGCGCCACTCGCCAGCGTCACGGTCGATGGCGCGGGTTTCGCTGATGCTGTGCGTGGCTGGGTCGTATTGAGGCGCCGTTTCACGCACGATGCGCAGCACCTCGTAGCGCGAATCAAGGCCCTCCACCGGCTCCTCATCGCGGCGGGGGTAATTGCGAATCAGGCCGGTTTCCGTGTCGAGCAGGACGAGGTTGGGCATCATCATGTCCTCCGCACAAACAGACTGACTTTGAGGCCAGCCCCGGCAACTGTTGTGCCAGGCTGGTCAATGTCGATACTGATCTCATCGTCATCCGCAATGCTGGTGGTGGTAATTGTTGCGGCGCTGGCAGCAGTTGCGCTGCTTGTTTCGTTAGCGTCAATACTAAGCTTTGTTCCTAGCATTGAAACACCGTTTTTGTTAATGTCCACAATCAGCGTCGAGCCAGTCGGCGCTGTATTTACTCCTGCGCGAACAGCAACAAGTGTTCCAGGAAAATCTGCTTTGAACCTTACTTTGTTTGTCCCAGCGGTAATTGCGGTGCCTTCATCACCTATTGGCACCTTGTAAACATCGGTGTCCCGCTGGTGCGTGTGATCAATCCGGGCGGCATCGGTGCCACTTCCGGCCGCTGCAGTGGCAGCCAGGGGCTGGGGGGCGGCGCTGCTGAGCGGCACGGCGGGGCCTTGCGGGCCCGTTGCGCCCGTTGCGCCCGTGGGGCCAGTGGCACCGGCCGGGCCGGTGGGTCCGACCAGCGACGTTGGCGATCCCCAGGACCCGGAGGTCTTGGGGCCGTAGATCGTGTCGGCAGCTGTGTCGATGTAGAAATCGCCATCGACGCCGAGCCCGGCGGACGGCGCGCCGGACCCAGATCGCACCGTCTTGCCGTCCGCCCCTGCGGCGCCAGTTGGGCCAGCCGGACCGGTTGCACCAGGTGCGCCTGCGGCTCCCGTGGCACCTGTAGCTCCCGTGGCGCCCGTGGCGCCGGTCGCCCCAGGCGCCCCTGGGGCTCCAGCCGGGCCGGTTGCGCCCGTGGCGCCGGTTGGCCCCGTCGGACCAGTCGGGCCGGCCGGACCAGGTTCTAGCAGCGCCACGATCGCCGAGAGCGGCGCATCCACCGTGACGCCACCCTGATCCATCGGCACCCGCTCAGTCCCGCTGAGCGCCGAGGCGTTGGGCAGCCCTGTGATCGTGACGTCGGCCATGGGCTCAGGCTAGGAAGCGAGGGTGACGAGATACCGGCCATCAAGCGTCACCAGGCGCAAGCCGCTCAGGGTGGTGATGTTGTTGGCGATGGCTGCCGACTTGATCAACGGGATCTGACACCACATGCCCGTGCCAACCCGCTGAGGCTGCATCTCAACTTTGAACGACTCGCCGCCAACGGTGATTGGCTGGCCATAGCCAAGGCCGCCAAACTCAGCGGTCAGCACTTCCAGCATGTGGTCGATCACCGTCACCTCGCCGCCGAGAATGACCTCGCTGTTGATCTTCAGAAAGCCGCGCCCGGTCACAGCGCCAGCAGTGACGCTGACGCTGCCTAGGCGGTCGAGGGCCACCCGATTGGCTGCTGCCTCCAGGGTGGCCCAGCCCATCAGCTCACCGCGCTGGCGGTTTGATTGGAAGCCGAGGGCATCAGCTTCACCCGGAGGTTGCCGGTCACAGCGCCAGAGGTTGCCAGGTTGATGCCCACCAGCACGTTGGCGGTGGTGCTGGCGGTCGTGACGGTCTTGACGCCGTTGCCGGAGAGCACGACATAGACGGGCAGTCCCACCGTTGCAAACTCCTCGGATCCGGTCTTCGGGATGTCGAAGACGCCAACGGTTTGCAGCTCAACCAGCGCACCGCTGGCGGCCGACGTGACGGCGATGCCGCGGACGCGGCCCACCTGCACGAAGTCGCCGGAGACAACAGCGGCGGGGGCCGCCACCGTGACGACGTTGCCGTCTTGAATGAAGTTTTTCATGGAACGAAAGCGATGGAATCAGCGTGGTCAGGGTGATCAGGAAGCAGCGGCAGCGCGGAAGAATCCGCGGAAATCCTTGACAGCAGCACCAAAGTCAAAGCGGGCCAACAGCTCAACGCCATCGGGATCACGCTTCTCGTTGGTGGTTACCGTGGGGCCTTCCTCGCCGGCCAGATAGCCGTAGACGATGCCTTCAACGGAGCCAGTGGACGCGGCCAAGTACCAGGTGGTAGCGGAACCATCAAGCCGGGGCTCAACGATCAGGCTGACGCCTGCGCTCTGAACGGTCACAGGGCCGTTGTCGCCGGTCCTGGCGTTTGCCATGAAGCCGTTCGGGTCGAGGAACTGGAGCGCCGTGGCCTCCAGGTCTGTCGGCACCATCATGTAGCCGGGGATTAGGTTGATCGTGTTGCCGGCGATGTCGGTCTGCTTGCGCATCGCCTTTTTGGCGGCATTGAAACCGGCGGTGGTGATGCTCTGCGCGGAACTGTTGTTATGCGCAGAGTTGAACAGAGACAATCCATCAGCCGATGTAACGGCGTTGCCGGTGATCAACGCCCAGACGATGTTGCTCTCCAGTCGACGGAAGCCGCGGCCGAGCATGTCGGGAACCGTCTCAAGAGCGCTCAGGTCATCGTTGATGATGGCCTGACGAGTCACCTTGATCTTGCGGGCGTAGGTGGCCAGCTTCCAGGTGTGCTGGGCTTCCTTCAGTGTGCCGGCCTTGTACTCGCCGCCTTCGCCAAGCAGTTCAGGGGTGAGGTCGCCTGCTACGACCAGATCGCTGGCGTTCTTGAAGTCGGGCAAGTTGCGCTGACGGGCCAGCGGCGTCCAGGTGTGGGGCTCTTCCTCATAAGCAGCATCAAGAGATTTGGCGGCCAGGTTGGAGAACAGCAGCGGGAAATCGCTGGTGCTATGGAAGCCGCGTTCCACCAGCTCGGTCTTGCTCATCCCGCGGGTGCTGGTGCCACGCGATTCGAGATACTCGCGAGTCAGCTCCAGCAGGGTGTAGCTGCGGTATTCGCGTCCCAGTTCGACGGCTTCGCCTTTGAGCAGGCCGGGGCGGATGCGGGACTGAAGGCCAGCAGTGATGCCACGCAGCAGGGTGTCCCCAGCGTCGCGGGTTACCTCGATCCGGGCAGGGTGGCCAGCGGCTACAGGAGACGCGGCTTCGGTCTTGAGGCGAGCGGCGCGCACAACCTCAACCATCACGCCAGGGAGATCCTTCCCGGCGGTCGTGCGGATCAGCTCCTGCACGGTGGCCTCTGGCAGGTTGCCAGCGCCAGCGGCGCGGCGGATGTGGAGCTCACGGGTCACATCGTCAGCGCCAGGCTCGGGGGTCTGGGTAACGGCGGGCGCAGGGGTCGGTTCAATCACGGCAGCAGCCTCAGGGGTGGCAGTAGCAGCCGGGTCGCCCCCGGCCAATTCAGTAGCAGTGGACATCGGGGGTTCCGTAGAGGGTTGTTCTGTTGATTCCACCGAGCGCATAACGCTCGCTGGATCTTGGCCAGCAATGACCAGCGAAACCGCAATCGGCTCCCAGTCGGTCGCCCGATCGAGAGGCTGCGATGCGCTGGCCCGTTGCCAGCCATAGATTCGCGCGTCAACAGAGAAGCGCGCGGATCCGTTCCTGAGGCGTGGGATGGCAATCGCCATCGCGTCCTCAGGGCCGTCGACCTGAACCGTTCCAATCAGGGCAGTAGCGCCGTCATCAGTGCGGCCCAGGTCCATCGATGTAATCGCTCCCCAGCACGAAGCCGAAGACCGCTGGTGATCGATGTCGGTCGGCAGTGGGCGCATGGGCCAGCGGATTGCCGACCTCTCATGCACCAGCTGCACACCATCGCCCACATCTGCATCGGTTGAAACGATCACCGTCGCAGTCTTGCTCTCTTCATCCCATGAGGACGGAGAGATTAACGCCATCCGCTGGCAGGTTCGGTCGCCTGTTTCCAGCGGTGTAGCCGTAGTAGGGATGGAGTCTGGCATGGTCTTAGGTTAGGGACTGCGCAGAAGTTGACCCCGGATCCTGGAACCCGGACCCTGGCGGGCGGGCCTGGGTAACGCCAGTGGCAGAGACCAGCTTGGCGTCAACGGACAGAGCCAGGCCTTTCTCGCGGGCGCTGGCCAGATCCTTAGCCAGCTCCTCCAGCACTTGGGCAGGCACGTAGCCGAGTGAGCGCTGCACCTCAGAGAGGCTGATAAGGCCGCCACGGATCGCCGCCACCAATGCCGGGATCTCCTCGGCGGGGTTGATCATCTCCCGGCGTGGAGGCGTCCAAAGCATCCGGCTGTTGACCCTGTTAGCCATCCCTGCCTGCAGAACAGCAGTCGCAAACCATTGCGAAGCGGGGTTCAGGAACTGCGGGATGGCGATGTTCCAGCGCCAGTGACCCACGTTCCGGTGGAACTCCAGCCAGCCCATTCGGCCGCTGGAGAAGTTGACCTCGGACAGGATCCCGGTCAGTGCTTCAAACGTGATCCCATAGCCGGCCGCTACTGAATGCAGGTGGTGGCGTTGCATCTCGATGAAATTGCCAGCGCTGGGCGGATTGCTGAACCTGATCTCTTTGCCTGGCGGTAGCACCTCGATGGCGCCGGGCTCCAGCTTCTCAAACAGGGTCGGGATTGAAGCGTCCGGGTCCAGTGGGTCAGATGGTGCATCCTCCGGGTTGGAGTCGGTGATGAACGCGGTGAAGCAGGCCGCTACCTTGTCAAGCGTCAGGCGGGCCTGGGCATGGTCTCCGATGTCCCGCAGAGTCAGCAGCGACGACGCGCCCCATGGAACACCGGTCGCCTGCCCTGGCCGGCGCACGTCGTAGACGTGACAAATCTCCGATGCCTCAACCAGATCGGATGTCAACCGCGATTGGCGCCAGTCGCTTTCGCCGGGATGATTCTTCCTGATCCAATAGCCGGTCAATCGGCCCTCGTCGTCGTATTGCTTGCCGAACACAATCGAAGATCCATTGTCTTTCGACATATCAAGCCAGTCGGGCTCTAGTACCTGCAACGTCAGCGGCGGCAAGCCTTGCAACATCAGCCGCTCATCGATTCGCCGCCTGACCAGGCAGCTGCCGCGAACTGCAATGGTTCGAGCCACCAGCGCTTGCAGCCCATAAAAGTTGAGCTTGCCGTAGAAGTCGCAAGCTGTAGAATCGGCCCAATCGTTCCACAGTTGAGAATACTTCTTGTTTTTATTAACTGGTTCCCCTACAATTCCCTCGCCAATCCAGTTGTTTACGATTACGCTAATCGCTTTGTTCGCCCACGAGTCAGAATCAACTTGATCCTGATGCCTTGAGACAATCCGCTGCAGCACTTGCCGCAAGTCAGCGTTAGGCCCCCGGCTGCGTTCGTGCCAGCCATCCGTGCGGCGGGACTGCTTGCCGGCTTCGTAGGCGCGCAGTTTGACCTTATACAGCTCAGACTGTGCAAGCTTCAGATTGTTTTCAAGCGTTGCCCGGCTGCGTTTTGCCACTGCTTACGCTCTCTGGAAGGTCTGATAGATCCGACGGACTGGCTTGGCTTGCGCCGTCTCAACCTCAGCGGCCATCCTCCGTTCGGTCTCCAGCATCTCGGCCAGACTGCGATAGGTCAGCTCTCGGCCGTCCGAAAACTTGACCTTCAACACGCCTTCGGCAATGGCCGAGCGCAGATCCGCCAGTTGCTGTGCCGAGTAGTTCATGCCTGAAGTCTAGTTACCAGTAGCTGCTTGCCTTGCGCTGGGGTGGCTGCTGCCGCTGCGGGGCGGCTGGCTTGGTGAGCTGCGCCTCCAGCTGGTCCCACATGGTGGCGCGGTTGTAGTGGCGCTTCACCAGCTCCAGGGCTGCCAGGCAGTAGACCTCAAGGTCGAGCGGCTCGTTGCGGGCGCCGCTGGGCTTCTGCCACTCCAGCACCTGGAAGCCTTTCACCGTGCGCGGGATCAGCCGCTCGCAGGTCAGGCCCTCCAGGTACTCACCAGTCGCGTTCTGTCCAAAATGGCAGAAGCCTGGGCCCGGCTGACTGATCTTCAGGCGGGCGTAGATCGTGCGCTTCAGGGTGTCGGTGCCGACCATGTAGAGCGTGACGCCACCCTTCACCGTGCGGCCCTTCAGGTTGACATCCTGCTTGCTCCCTTTGCCCAAGGCCGGTGCCGACCTGGTGCTGCTGCCCTTGATGGCGACCACGCCTTCCTTGGCGTTGCGGCGGCAGTAGTCGTAGGCCTCGTTGGTGAAGTGGCCGCCGGTGTCGATCGCCGTGTGCCGGGCCTTCAGGGTGCCGCCGCCCTCAAGGGGGAACTCTGTGCGGCGGATGCTGTCGATTTGGTTCCACACCTTATCCTGTGCCGGGTCGCCATAGACCTTCTCGTGCCAGATCAACCATGACTCCTCGCCCCTGCCGTAGCCCTTCACCTTGATCTCCAGCCAGGTGTCTTGAACGTCAACAGCCGCCAGCAGCAGCAGCACGCCGGCAGGGCAATGGCCGGTGGGATACGGCTCTTTGGCGGCGCGCTCCATCAGGCCGTCGGCATTGACACGCGCTACGGCCTCGTCCTCCCACGCCGCCGAGGCGTGCTTGTTGACCCAGCCCTTGAGCAGCAGCGGGTCACCCTTGGCCCGCAAAAAGTCGTCGCGGATCTGCTCCCATGGCGTCCACCCGGCCGGGGCGTACCAGCTCGGCAGATGGAAGCCAGCGGTCTGGCCATCGCCAGCGGCATGCGCGCGCCACTCGGCGCCGGCCAGCATGGTGGTCTTGTGGTGCTGCGCGATCCGCTCACCGCAGGCTGGGCACTGGCAGAACACCTCACCATCAGGCCGGTCCCACACCATGTGCTCACGCCAGCGCAACACCTCATGGGCGCCGCAGCACGGCATGAATGCGGCGTAGCGGCGCTGGTCCGATCGCTTCTCAAACTCCTCGGTGATCCGGCAGGCGCCGCGCGTGCCTGGGGTGGAGGTGATCAGCACCTTCCCCATGGGGAAGGTCCGGGTTCGGGCCTCGGCGTTCTCCAGCGGGTCGCCCTTGTCGTCGGCCTCGAGCGGGTAGCTGCTCACCTCGTCGGCGAACAGGTAAGCGGCCGGCATGGACTGCAGGCCGCTGGCGCTGTTGGCCCCGGTCAGCACATACATGCCGCCGGTGAACTCCTTCAGGAACATCGTGTTGCCGCTGTCCCTGCTGCGCGCTGGCGCGATCCGCTCGGCCAGTGCCGGCGTCTCCCTTAGCAACGGCTCCAGGCGCTGGCGGTTCAGGCGCTTGGCCATGTCGAGCGTTGGCTGCACCAGCAGCACAGGCGCAGGCCATAGCTCGATCACGGCGCCCAGGGCGTTGAGAATGACCTCCGTCTTGCCCATCTGGCTGCCAAACATCAGCACCACCCGGCGCGTGGGGCTGCTCTGGCTCAGGCAGTCCATCGGCTCGCGCAGGTACGGGGTCCGGCTGGTGCGCCACGGGCCCTTCTCGGCTGAACCCTTGCCGCTGAGGATGCGGTGCTCGTCGGCCCACTCGCTCACGGTCATAGCGGCCGGGGGCATCAGGCCCTCGCGGAATGCCTGCCGGTAGACCGTCGCTGCGTCAGCCATCGGCCAGGCCCCGCAGCGCGATCCGGTGCTCTTCCGTCAGCAGCCGATGGCACTCGCGCGCGTCGGTGGTGGCGGCCAGCATCGGCGCCAGTCGATCAGCCAGGCTCAGCAGCGCATCACGCACCGCACGCGCGCAGGCGAACGCTTCGGCCCTCGTCTCTGATCGCACGGTGACCTCATCCCGATCCTTCAGCGCTCCGATCTTCTCTCGCTCGGCGCTGTAGTGCTCGCGCCTGGCACGGCTCCAGTTCAGGTCAGGAATCTCGTCTTCCGGCAGCCCTTCGATAAAGGCCCGCAAGTCTCGATCGGCCGGCGGATTCAATGGTGCGGAGGGAGCCTGCGTTGATGGCGGTTGCTGCTGGGTGTTGCGGGTCCACAGGTCGTTTGCCTTGTCAAGGTCCAGCAGCTCTTTGCCGTTACTGGTCACCACGGCCGCTTTGATCCGACCCGACTTGATCGCAGTGGTTACCGCCGCCGGGCTGCAACCACGCGAGCGGGCGTAGGCACTCTTGGTGACCAGGGGCATTCTTTAGCCGGATCCTCCTTTAAGTTAAAGGCTACCGATCCCCCTTAAAAGAACCAAGGGGAGGGGGACACTGCGACTGCGCTGCAGCACTTTTAAGCGGGTTTCGGCCCTCCCGCTAGAAAAAAACCGCGGTTTGAATACACCCTCGAGCCCACGGCGCCGGAAGGACCCGACGACTGGGGGCCTCACCGCCGGCGGCTCTGAAACTCAAGCTCCTTCGCCAGCGCGCGCTCAAACTGGATCGGGAAGGCGCGGGCGAACTCACGTTCAGCGACCACACGGATCGGGAAGCGGCGTTCGTAGTTGGGCTGATCGGTGATCCACAGGGCAGGCACGAAGCCCCGACGGCCGACGCGCCGAGCGATGAAGGCAGGCGATGCGCCGAGGGTGTGGCGGTTGGCCGGCCGCCCACCTTCGTAGCGCATCACGAAATAATCGTTCGCCTTGCGCTTGGCTGCTGAGCGACCACGCGAGCCAGCGCCGGCTGTGGTGTTCTGGTTGCTGCCTGCTGCGCTGAACCCTTTGAGCCTGCTGAGGATGCGCTGGTACTCGGCGCCAGGCAGGTTGCCCTGAGCGTTGAGCCGGACGCCTTTCTTGTTGGGCACCAGGAACTGATCGTTGTCGATCAACCCAGCGCGGCGCAGCTGAAGCTCTGACCCTTTGGGCCGCCTATCCCCGCCCCTGGCGTTGATGCCCATGTAGCGACCGGCTGGGATGCCTCCGGCTTTGCGGGTGAACTCCGAATCGTTGAAGTTGCCTTCGCCATATTGAAAGCCGACCATGGCCTGCAGGTTGTTGCGGCTGGCGTACCGGACGATCAGGCCTCGCTTGGTCCAGTTAGTCGGCCCGCCTTCGATCTTGGGCAGGATCTCGCGCTGCAGTGCTGTTCGGGTGATCTTGGCCGATTCGGTCATGGCCCGCGCTGCGATCCATTCGTATTGGCCCATGAGCCGAGCCAGCGTCACCGACAGGCGGCTTACCTCGCTGGTGTCAACCGTCAACGTGATCCCCGCCATCACCGCACCTCGCGCACATGCACCACAGTCTGGCGCCCCCAGAGCTGACAGCCCAGCCACCAAGCGGACCAGTGACTGCGGGCCATGATGCGGTGGTCAGCGGTGCGGCCGCGCTGGTGCTCGACCAAGATCCAGTAGGGGCTCAGGGTTGAGTGCATCGCAGGTAGCGCGCCCATTGCTCCAGGGTCAGGACCACGCGCCAGGTGCCGCCCCGGAAGCGGATCAGCGAGGCGGCATGGGCAGCCTGGGCGTTGATGCGCTGCTGCTCAGCCTCCTTCGGCTTGACCCTGGCCGCGGCGGCGGTGTCGGCCCAGTTGGCCACCTGCACCACGTGGCCGGGGACGCCGTCTAGGTCGCCGGTGTCGTCAATGCGGCCGGCGCCTAGCTTGCGCCGCACCGGCACCCCCAGCATGTCGGTGAGGATCGCCGCGGCCTCTAGCTCGCCGCGGTCGCCCTTTTTCTTCGGGGGGTTTGCCATGCGGTCAGGCTACGGGGTGCTGGTGGTCATCCCATTGCATCCAAATCAAACAGGTCCGACTGATCCGGTGCGCGAGTGTCTTCCACGGCGATCTCCATGTTCTTGATCGCTTGCTTGAAGTAGGACTCCTTCAGCTCGATGCCGATGCCACGGCGACCCAGAGAAACGGCCCCGTAGACCTCGCTGCCGACACCCATGAACGGGGTAAGCACCGTCTCGCCAAAGTTGGACCGCAGGCAGATGGCGCGGTCGATCACGTCCAGCTGCAGCGGGTGGACGTGCTTCTCGTCGTCTGGATCCTTGCCATCACGGAACGGCAGCACCCGACCCATGTTGATGTCATCCCAGACGGAGGAGGCGTAGCGGCGCCAGATCCAGTGGCTGAAACGGTTTTCGGTCTGCTTCCCTCTCCACCCCTTGTATCGGTGCAGTTCCTGCGGGATCGGGCACTCACCGGCGTAGTGATCAAGCCCGATAGGGTGTGCGATCGGGATCTGATTCTCACCGCTGCGCCGGAAGATTAGCAGGTAATCGGCTGATGCGACCCCTGCAAAGGCGGCATCATCAACGATGGTCTTGTGGGCAAGGTTCTTCACCATGGTGCGGTTCCGTACCCACAGCGGCTCTTTCCAGATGGTGTGGCGGGCGACGTAGTGCCAGCCCTCCCGCTCGTGGAGCGCAATGATCTTCCCCGGCAAGTCCATCAGCGCATCTTGGCCGCTGTTGCCAGTCGGGATGTCGGTGCAGTGAACAGCCGTCAGACGCCCCGGCAAGGTCAGCCGGTGCAGTTCGGATACCACGAAACCGTAATGAACAAAGAACTGCTCGTAGTCGGTGCAGTTGCTTATGTCGCGCTCGTTGGAGCTGTAGACGTAGAGACCGGCGAACGGTGGCGAGTAGATCGAGAAGTGGACTGAAGCGCTGGGGAGGTCTCGCATGACCTCGATGCAATCTCCGTTGTAGATGGCGTAACGGTCGGTGAGGACATCCATGAGGGGATAGCGATGGGTTGTGATCGGTAGCTGGACTTGGTGATGGCCAGTGAATTGTTCATCTCGGAAACCAGGCTGGCGAACATCCGCTCGGCCTGGCCCCGCTTCCGCTGAAGGTTCTCCATGATCCGGCGCTCGCCCTCAGTGAGGATGATGTCAACGGTCACAGGGTTCTTCTGCCCGAACCGCCAGCAGCGTCGGACGGATTGGTAATACTGCTCAAAGCTGTGGGACGGGAAGTAGGCGATGTGGCTGCACTGCTGGAAGTTCAAACCCCATGCACCAATCTTCGGCTTCGTGATCAGCACCCTGGATCGCCCCTCGGCAAAGTCAATCAGCCGGGCTTCCTTCACGTCGTCACGGTCGGAGCCTGACACTTGAATGGCGTCAGGGATCAGCTGCTGAAGCAAGTTACCTTCCTCGTTGAGATGGCACCACACCAGGGCTGGTTGACCGGTGTTGCCAACCATGGCGGCCACCTGCTCACAGCGCTCCTGGACGGTGCGCTTCTTCTCGGCCCGCTGTTCCCGTAGGTCGGTGGCAGGCATGGAGAACAGCATGCCCTCGGGGACGGTGCTGGTCTCAATCAGGTGGTCGATCTCGTTCAGCGGCGGCAGGATGAACCGGCCATCGTCGAAGCCAAGATCTGACGGGCGGCGGCAGGCCCTGGCCCAGCTGGTGACCCACCGCCAGAACGGCTGTTCGGCGTGGCCCTTAAATCGCCACTTCGGAGCCTCCCCGTACATGCGCCGGCTGGTCAGGTTGCTTTGGTCGTTCTTGAAGAACCGCGCCAGCATGTCCATATAGCCCATGTATCCGAGAGCCTCGCTGCTGGTGCCCAGCTCAATAAAGTCGTTCGGCGCGGCGGTAGCGGTGGCCAGCAGCCGGTAGGGCACCTTGCGCATGAACTCGGTGATCTGACTGCGGCGGGCACCGTCGAAGCTCTTAAGGATGCTTGACTCATCGCAGACCACCCCCGCAAAGTCGGCGGCGGTGAAGTGTTCCAGCCGCTCGTAGTTGGTGATCGCGATCCTGCTGTTGATAGCGCCATCCGATGAGCGGGCGCATTCAATGCCGAACTTCTCACCCTCGCGGATGGACTGAGCGGCAACGGCCAGCGGCGTTAGGATCAGCACCGGGCGATCGGTGTAGCGGACCACGTTTTCAGCCCAAGTAAGCTGCATGGCAGTTTTACCTAGTCCGCAATCCGCAAAGATTGCAGCGCGGCCCTTTTTGATCGCCCAACCGACTAGCGATTGTTGAAAATCAAACAAGGCATCAGGCATCCAAACCGGCTCAAAACCATGGGCGGCTCCGGCATGGCTCTTTTGATCCAGAAAATCGGAGTAGCTCATGACTGCGTCCCCTCCCCCAGGAACGCCGGGAAGTCGCGAACCGCTTCAATGCCCTCTTGCGTTTCCAGATCGGCGGCCCGAGCTTCGGCCAGGGTTGGCGGGGGCGGGGGCGGGGGCGGCGGGGGGTTGTGGAGATTGTTGGCGATGGCAAAGAGCTTGGCAGTGATTGAGTTTTCGCCCAACTCGGGATTCGAGCGAAGCCCCGCCTGCTTCAGCACCTCCCGCAGGAAAGCGGCAAAGGCGCGCGAAAGATCGGCGCATGAAATCGTGGCTTTATCGTTTCGGATGGCGTCTATGGCTGCGTCGAACGCCGCCCGTGCCTCCGGTGTCAGCTTTGGAAACTCAACGTGGCTCATGCCTCAACCTCCCTGCACAGAAACGCCGCCGCGTCCTGAAGGGCGAGGGGCCGGCCCTGCAGTTGCTCATGCGCAATGAGCTCAGCCGCCAGGTGCTCAAGGATGGCCAGGACGGTGGGCCTGATCCAGCTGCCGGGGCTGTTGTCAACCGTTTCACATTCGACAATGGCGATAGTTGCCGTGCTCACCAGTCGATCGGTAAGGGTGTCTTGGGTGGTTTCCTGGATGCTCATGGCTTGTTGGGGGGCGTGACGGTCCAGAACGAGTCACCAAGGGTCGCGGTGGCGGTGCCATCGGCCTGGGCGGCTTTCTTGGCGGCCTTGGTCTGTGCTTCGAGCGCCTGGATGCCAGGGGGGTAGGACCAACTGCGGCGGCCGGCGCTCCAGCTGAACGCCCAGTCGTTGTGCGCGAAGCCGCCTTGGTCGATCTCGCCGCTGGCAGCTAGCTGATCCAGCCGATCCAGCAAGGCCTCGTCGGTGGCCTTGAGTCGGGCCAGGGCCAGGCGAACGTCGAGCAAGGCGTCGAGGGTTTGATCAGCGCTCAGGTTCTCTAGGTTCAGGTTCTGTAGGTCGAGGGTGTAGGTGATCTCAGCCATGAAGAATCACCGCCGCGAAAAAAGCGAAGAACGCAGTAAAAGCTAGGAGTAGCGCCAGGTCACCTAGCTGAGCCTGGCGCCTTGGGTCAAGGCAGTGTCGGGGAATCATGGGTGCGCGGGAAGAGGGGCACGGCCAGACCTTAGCGTGTCGCTAAGAGGGGCTGCGTACCGGGCGTTACAAAGTGAAACCCGGCTCATGCCGCCGAACCTTCCAGGTTGCCCAGGCACCAGCCCACGCCAGCAGGCACTCCTGACGGCTGTAGAGCGGCGAGAAGGTCGTACTGCCGGGCCTGGCCCAGATGGTCTGCCCCGCGTCGTAGTGGTTGCCCCAGGTGGCTTCGAGGGCCATGTAGCCGCCGATCTGCGCCCGGGTGTCGTAGGTCGATCCGTTCTCGCCCAGGCTCTTGAGGTCGGCCAGGATGCGCCGGCCCTGCTCGTCGATATAGGCGGTGTCGAAGGTGCCGGCAACCTTGCGGGCCAGGCAGCAGGTTGGGCGCTCGCTGGCGATCACATCGACTTGGCTCCATCGCTCATGGGTGACGAGGGGTTGGATCCAGTCGGCGTAATCGCCCTGCAGCAGCCCAGCAAGCTCCATCAGCACGGATCGATCAGCGGCCACGGTCATGCCGTCGTCAATGTCCCGGCATGGCAGCCGCAAGAGCAGCTCCAGCGCTCGGTGGCAGCTGTTGCCTCTGGGCTCCCAGACAGGGCGGGTGGCTTCGATGCGATCGAGGGCGTAATCGGACTTCAGGCAGCCGAGCACGCCGGTGACGCTCACGGGGAACTCCACGTCGCCGAGCCAGTAGCGGTGCTCGGGGTCGCGCCGGTGCAGGCCGGCGATGGGTGGAAGCCAGGTGGTTGGGGTGGGCATGGGTGGGGGTGGTGTGGGGGTCGCGCGCGCGTGGTGAATGGCTCCAGGTGACTCCATTAGCTCAGACTCCAGAGCCTGACTTGCGTTTGGCCTTGTCATCAGGGGATCACCATGTGATCACGCTGTGTCAATTTTGGAATTGGACTAGCGGAGTCACATGATGACTGGCTGGTGATCTCCTTAAAACTCTCTCTATGACAGGGTTTTTAGTACATAGAGTCACTTGGGAACGGACGCTATTAAGGGGGATCACGGCGGCATCGGCTGATCCCCATGCCGCTCGAACCATTCCCTGGCCACCGGCGTGAGCTTCCAATGGCCAGGCATCGGGCCAACCCTGGCCACCATGGGCCGCCGGCCGCCGCTGGCCCGCGTGAGGCTGTTGGCCACCGATCCGCTGCTGTAGCCCTTGGCCTTGCCCATCTGGGCGATGATCTCCCGGCGGTGCAGTGATGGCTTTCCGGCCTGCAATGCCTCCCACAGCAGCTTCCCGACGCCGTGCCGCACGTCGCGGATCACCTCGGTCATGGCGGTGACAGCCAGCCGTCCGGTGTCCTCATCGATCTGATAGTTGAACTCGCGGGCCGTGCCCTGCCTGCACTTCCGCACGATCCAGGTCCGGCGCCAGGCGCTGATGCGCTTCTTCACGCCTTTGGCTGGCGGCCCCTCGAAGCCATCGTTCTCGTCGTCGCCCTCGGTGACGAGCTGGATGCCATGCACGATGGAGGGGATCTCCTTCCACGCCTTGGCGCCGGCCGCCTCGCCGCCAGCGGTCCCGTCATGGTTGAGCCAGAGCACCGACGTATGGCGGCAGATCACCTCCTTGACGAAGGTCAGCAGCGCGGTCACCTGGCCGTTGTCGCAGTAGTTGAGATCGGCCCTAGAGGTGGCGGCCTTGCAACTGTCGATGATCACCAGGGCGATCTTCTCGCTGCGCACGAAGTCCAGCAGCGCCAGGCAGCCGCGGAGGCTGGCCTCCCAGCCCAGCGCCGCCTGATCGGGATCGTGGGCCCAGACATGAAGCCGCAGCCCTTCATGGCCCGGGCTGAGCGCCGGGTGTTCGGCCTTGCCCAGATCCTGCAGGGTTCGAATCAAAGGCGCCGGGCCTGAGTCGGTGGCGACCATCAGCACGCTGCCGGACTGGGGCTGTGCCTCGCGGTCCAGAAAGCCGGTGCCATCGATGATGGCGAACGCCATGGCCAGCGCCGCGGTTGTCTTGCCAGCGCCGGCCGGCGCGTAGAGCAGTGCCTGGTCGTTGGCAGGCAGGAAGCCCTCAAGCAGCCAGTCGAGGCTGACCACCTTGGAGAGATCAATCGATCGGTAGGTGGGCCGCTCCTTCGGGGCGGTGCCGGCTTGGCGCTGCTCCTGCTCGGTAAGCAGCCGGAACAGTGCCGCGCTGATCTGGCCATCAGTGCGGCGGAACCGCGCCATGATCTCGGCGCGGGCTTCCATCTCGGTGTCGTCGTCTTGCTCACGGATGGCCGCCAGCGTCACCGCCAGCAGCTCGCGGTAGGTGGCCGGTGGCTGCTCATCAGCGTCAGCCGCCCCGGCGTCAGCGGCTGCGCCTGGGGCCTTTCCCGGCGGCTGCTCCTGTGGCCGCCGGTAACGGAACCCGCCCAGGGTGTCGGCCAGGTAGTGCAGGGTGCCGATGGTGGTGCCGCTGCTTTTGAAGGTCTGCCACTTCGCCATGCACTCCTCCTCGTCAAAGTTGCTGCAGCCCCGCGACCACTCCACCCAATCGCTGAGCAGGCCCGCGGAGACGCTGTGCAGCGCCATCCCGACCCGCAGCCAGCGGTCGTAGTCGTCGAGGGGCGGGATGTGCCGCAGCAGCTCCTGAGACCTCGGCACGTCGTCCTCGGTGGCGGGCTGGTGATCTGCCGCGGCCGGCTCGGTGGAGGCCTTGAGCATGGGCCACAGCAGCCAGTCCGGCGCGTCGGCCACCTGCAGATCAGCAGGGGAGCGGCCATCGATCCAGCGGTAGCCCTCGGTGTCAGGGTGCGCCCCGGCGATCACGGACTGATGCCCGGTGCCACGCAGCTCTAGGACCGTGCGGCCGGCGTCGTTGTGCCAAACCCGCCGGCCGCGAAGGTGGGGCCACAGCTCAGCCGGCACCCTGAAGGCCATCTGGCGGCGGTTGATCACACCGCTGCTCCATGCCACGGTGGCGGGCAGATCAGACCAGATCCGGCCGTAGACCTCCTTGAACTTGGCCACGGCACCGGTGCCGTCGAAGTCGACGGCGATCACACCGGACGGCTCGCCGAGCACCAGCCCCACGGCCTTAACGAAGGTGGAATCGGCCAGCTCGGCGATCCCGTCGGCGTCGTAGGTGTGATGTGCCCAGTCGGTTTTCGCGCCGCCGTCGGCCGGGTCCACAGGCCGCTTAAGGCCATCGCAGGGGATCAGGCGCCAATCGGCGTCCACCTGCTGGAGCTCCGCCAGGAGCTCAGGAGTGAGGGTCATCACGTCTGCGCTTCCGGCTCGGCATGCTGAGCCAGCAGGGGCGCTGGGGATTCCATGGCCCGCTGGATGCAGAGCCGGATGGCGGCGGAGCGGGTGAGACTGCCGCAACGGGCCTGGAGCTCAATCCAGGTGGCCTGCTGCGGGGTGAGGCGAACGGGTACGGGGTGCATGCGGCTCTGCGTTCCCGACCATTGTAGACAGGGTGTCTACGGATCTGCTACGGTTCAACGGTCAGCGCACCAGCCCCCCCCCGCCATGCCCTAACAACCCCACCCGCTGGGGCGCAACCCGGCCAACCCCTAGAGCCGGCCGCCCCGCTATCGGGCAGGGCGGCAACCATCCCACCCCACCCATGCCCACCCCAACCATGACCAACGCCAAGGCCGAGCTTCAAAGCCACATTGAAAGCATCGGCGCTCCAGCGGTTTATTACGTTTCTGTCTCCTTCGACAAATCTTGTTTTCCACACAAAAAACCGCTTGTGGGCACGCTTGAAGAAGTGCTGCCCCTGCTTGATTTCAATTACGACAGCGGATTTGGTGGCCAGGAGCTTTTCGGCACCGTCTGGTATCTCGATGGCACATGGTCTGACCGTCGTGAATACGACGGTTCCGAATGGTGGGAGCATCAGGTCTGCCCGCCACTACCCCAAGGAGTTCCACCCTCAACCCCGCCCCCCCCCCGCCATGCCCTAACACCCCCGCCCACCGGGGCGCAACCCGGCCAACCCCTACCAGCCGGCCGCCCTGCCCGATAGCGAGGCAGCGCGGCCGCACACCCTTCGCCGCAGCTCAAGCGCGGCACAAACCCACCCGCAACCTCTCTCAATGGCTAAAGCCACCGCAACCGCTCTGGTGATCACCCCACCGGACATCAGGACCATTCAGTTCAAGATCCAAGGCAGCGCCCCCTTGGTGATCAACCGTTTCAGTGCCAAGGCGCGGGACGCAATGATCGCCACCCAAGAAGCAGGCAGCCAGGCCAAGAGCAAGAAGGTCCGCGAACCTAAGGATTTCGAGGCCCTTTACAACGGTGCCCGCCACATCAGCGACGAAGGCTGGGATGGTGTCCACGCCGCCGCGTTCCGCAACGCTTGCATCAGTGCTTGCCGTGCTGCTGGCTTCGTGATGACCCGCGCCAAGCTCTGCGTCTTCATTGAGCCCGATGGGTTCGACGCCGACGACCTGACCCCGCTGGTTCGGATCTATGGCGAGCCGAAGAACGTGATCAGCCCCTGCCGCAATGCGTCAGGTGTGATTGACCTTCGCCCCCGGCCGACTTACTTCCCTTGGAGCGCTCAGCTGCGGGTGAAGTTCGACGCGGGGATCATGTCCGAAACCGACGTTGCCAACCTCCTGGCCCGCGCCGGGATGCAGGTTGGCATTGGTGAAGGGCGCCCAGATTCCAAGGAATCAAACGGGATCGGCAACGGCCTATTTGAGCTGGTCTGATGATTTCAACCGACACGGCATTACATGGAATCGCAGGCAAGGCCTGGCAAGGCTCGGCGTGGCGGAGCAGGACAGCGCATCGAAGGTTTGGCAGGGCTTGGCAGGGTTCGGCGCGACGAGGCATGGCACCGCAGGCGTGGCCTGGCTCGGCGAGGCACGGCGCGGCAGGACAAGGCACCGCAGGCGTGGCACGGCGAGGCGCGGCACCGCTGGCTAGGCCTGGCCCGGCCAGGCCCGACCGGGCACCGCAGGCAAGGCTTGGCGTGGCGCGGCGCGGCGCGACCTGGCGGGGCACCGCAGGCAAGGCGCGGCTGGGCCGGGCATGTTCCGGCTAGACGTGGCACCGCAGGCGAGGCAGGGCTTGTCCCGGCTAGCCGAGGCATAGCGCAGCAACAACCGGGGCAGGCAACTGCCCCATTTCTCTCACAATTCTTTCGCTTTCTGAACAATGGCTGAGTATCGCTTTCGTGAGCACCGTTCTGATACTGGGGGCCTAAGCGCCCAGGTCATCGGCGAAGCATTGGCCGACATCGAGGACCGGCATGGGGTCATTGACCCCAGCACGGTCGTTGATGAATCAAGGCCTGAGAATGCACCACTGCACCCCGTCTTTGAGTGGCGCGATGAGATAGCCGCTGAGAAGTGGCGCGTCGAGCAGGCTCGCCGCGTTGTGCGCTGCGTGGAAGTTGTCATCGACAAGCGCCACGACTCTACGCAGGTCGCACAGATTGCCTATGTCAACATTCCGTCCCAGAAGGGTTATCTCAGCCATGGCCGGGTGACTCGCTCCGTGGAGCTTTACCGGGAAGCTGAGTCTTTGTTCTTGGCTCGGCTGATCAGCGCTCAGCAGCAGCTGGAGCGGATCAGAGCGCTTTCTCCCTTTGATCACCGGCCACGTATGGAAGAGGCTGCCGACCACCTGGAGAAGGCCAAGCAGCTGGTGGCGGCCGGTCGCACCTAACCCCCCCAGGGCATGGCCGGCCCACCCTGGCCGATCACCCGCGCTCCTAGGTGATGCCGACCACTGCCCGGCCCAGGCGGTGGGTGGTAACGGCCTCTCCCACGAACATGGACCCATCGAGGTCAGCTGCTGGTGCCAGGAGTCATCCGAGGAGCAGCTGTAAGCGCGGCGCCCGTAAGTCCCTGATCTTTTCCACTCTCACCACCCACTCAGACCCCCATGCCTGATTCCCCGCCCCCCGAAACCCTGGCCTGGCTGCGCCACGCCGCAAGCTGCGGCCAGCGTGATGCGCAGCTGACGTTGCACATCCTGGAGCGCCTGGAGGCGCTGGAGGCCCCGCAGCGGCAACCGCATCAGGACAAGCTCGACAGGCTGATTGAGCAGGACCGCGGCGACGACGACGATCTGCGAACGCTCCACGGTATCGCCTTGGACATGGTTAAAACCCTGCCGATCCTGCCGGAGATCAAGCGCACCCTGTATCAAGCGATCAGGGAACCGATGGAGCAGCCCACCCCCGAGGTCGCCCCGGTGGCCACGGATAAGGAGCTGTGCCGCGCCTTCAACAGCACTTCAGAGTACGGCTTTGGGCCTGCCCTCCGCGCCGTCTACAACCTCGACCGCCAGCACGGCGCCGCCCAGCCCCCAGCTGCCCAGCCCACCCCGCCGGCCGCGCCTGCCGGGGGGTTGGTGGAGAGGGTGGAAGCCCGCGCCGGCGGTGATGGCCACGCCGCAATCCGCGAGGTGGCGGCGTGGTTGCGGGAATTGCGCCCCAGAAAGAAAGACTGCTATCACGCCGCGCTCAGCCTGGAGCAGGAGACCGACCAATGACCACCCACACCCTCTACGACGGCCCCGCCGGCACCGGCCGCCTGGTGATCGCCCACACCCTCTACGACGGCCCCGCCGGCACCGGCCGCCTGGTGATCGCCGCCAGGCCTGGCTTCAGAGTTACCACGTTTGCTCCTTGCGCGCAGTGGCTGGTCCAATTCACTCGCTGGGGCAAGAACGGAAAGATGTTGGACCAGTGCGCGGCCTGGATGCCCACGCTGGAGGCCTGGGATCAAGGCCGCTGGCACCCGATCGGCAGCCGGCTGGTCCCGCCAGCCGTGCTGGCCGAGGTTGAAGCCTGGCTGCGGGGCAGGCCGGTTGGCGAGCTTGAAACCACCACAACTACGGAGGCAACATGACCACCCCCACCATCCGCGACCACTGTGCCGCCCAAGTCAACGACGTGGCTTATTTGCTGGAGTGCATTCGAGATGGCAGCTCCGACCCGATCACGCTGCAGGAAATCGCCGACCGCGCCAACATCGCCCGCAATGCCCTGGCGGCTGAGGCAGTGGGGGATGTGCCGAGCGAGCGAGATGTTGCCGAATGGATCAACAGCCTGCCCCTTTGGCACGGTGCATCAAGGGATGAGCTGTCAGGAATCGTGTTGCGAGCCCTCGCCCGCTGGGGCCGCCCCGCCACCCCGCCAGCGCCGGAGGTGGGGGAGGTGGTGGAGTTGGTGGCTGCCTTGATGGAGCCCGGTGACCCGTTCCCCGAGTACAGAACTATCACATGCGAGCAAGCGGATCGCGCCGCCACCCTGCTCCAGCAGCTCTCCGCACCCGCCCCGGCGGTGGTGCCAGTGGCGGTGGCTGAGCGGCTGCCGGACCCGCGCCCCGAGTCGGAGGGAGGGGATTGCGATGCGGAGGGGAGGTGCTGGGCCTTCATGCCACGGTCGGCTACACCATTCCCGAATTGGACATTGCTCTGGATAGGTCACATGCAGCCTTACCACAGCCACTGGCGCCCCGCCAGCGCCATCCCACTGCCCCAGGTCGGGGAGGTGGAGGGATGAAAAACTGCATTGAATGCGCTCATGCCAACTGGCGGCGCACAAAGTCCGGCAGCCTCCATCCAAGCGGCGAGGGCAAGTGTGGCAAGAAGATTAAATTGCCGCAACTGCCACAAGCGTTTCATTGGTTTTTAGAGCCTTGCTTTTTTGGTGGTGACATTAGTCGCCGCAAAGAATTAAAAGATCACTGCTGTTATTGGCAACAAAAATCATGACTGAATGCCTCCCGGACATCCCCGCCGGCTCGACCGTCCGCCAAAACACGGATGGATCCTGGCAATATCGGCGGCTCACCATTGGCGGCCCGATCCCGGCGCCGCAGGCTGGGTTGCCATGGGCGACAGATGAATCGGCTGTGCAGAGCAGGGAACCGGCCTCCGTCGCTACTGAGGCTAGGCCCCTTAGCCTCGACGCGCAGGCGGTGCTGGATGCCTACTACAGAGCACCTTGCCAAAACAGGTTAATGATTGCAGCCGTACTCCGTGCCGTTGCTAATAGCTGGCGTGGCGAGATTGGGCCGCTGCCGGTCACAGAACGCACTACGGGCATCAACGACTGCGCTGATCGCCTACGTGAAATCGCCGCCGAGCTGGAGGTGCCCAATGGCTGACCCCACCGCCGCCGATCGCCTGGCCCTGGCGGTGTGTCGTGGCGGTTGCCCAATCGGCGGCCCATGCCTGGTTTACGAGGCGATCTGCGGCGACTGCCGCCGCGACGCCGCTGCCGTGGTCCGCGAGCTGGCAGCGCAGGCCGGGTCCGCAAAACACTGGCACGTTGACCAGCTCGGCGCCCTCGCCGCCGAACTGGAGGTGCCCCATGGCTAACCCCACCCCCGCCGACCGCTTCCGCCTTGGCGACATCTGGCGATTCCCTCGCGGGAAGGATTGGCAGGTGGACAAGGTTGTCGGCCCCCACGTCAGGCTGCTGCGCATCGTGGGCAACCAGCGCACCACCCAATGGCGTGGAGTTTGGGACACCGGCAGAGACATGACCGACGCATGGGAGCGCCTTCAGTCCGGCGCCGAGCTACAGGGAACCGTGCAAACCGTGCAGGAGGTGCTCCATGGTTGATTTTGTGGCCGGCTTCCTGTCCGCGTGGATTCTGCGAGCATTGCTAGAGCGGCGACTGAGGCAGCCCCTCCGCCGTGGCGGCAACCCACCCCCGCCAGGCCGCAAGCCAGCGCCACCGGCTGGACCGCCTGAGCAGCCGCTAACGGCCCAGCTGATTCGCTATTGGGCACAGGAGAAAGATCAGGTCCGGCGGGCGCTGGGGCTTGATGATCCGATTCGTTTCGACGAGGGCCAAACCCAACGCGGCAACGACAACGGTGGCCCTACCGCCCCCAAGCTGCCGATCAAACCCCAGCCCCGCCCCCAGGGCGACACCCCCAACCCACCACCAGCTGAGCCATGAATGACCCCACCCTGCCCCCCACCCGGCCCAGCCGCGCCGCCCTGGCGGCCGTGCTAGCTCGGGCCGCCAAAGGTGAGCCGCTGCTGGCGGATCGGCCGGTGGATCCGCATGAGTGGTGCGCACAGATGGTGGACCTGCAGAACGGATGGAGGTTGTGCGTCTGCTGGAACTCAGGCGCTGTGATGGATCGCCTAATCGACGCATGGGCACCGGATGGCGCCCACTGGACCTACGGCTGCGACCGCTGGCCCGACTGGAACGCCGGGCCTGAGGCGGTGGTTCTGGACCCGCTCACGCACCTGCTCACGCCCGAGCAACGCGAGCGGTTGCGGCAGCGCCTGCTGACCTGCAGATGCTGGCCAGAGCCCGACCCACTGCCGGCGCCGCCGCCGCGATCGGCTGAGGAGATCGAGCGGCTGCTGACGTTTGACCCTGAGGAGATGGCATCGTGAGTGTTGTGTCTGAGATTGCCTGCCCTGAGTGCGACGCGTTGGGACCGAAGGGATTGACGACCCGCCGCGAAGGCACCGGCATCGGCACCATTCGGCGCCATCAGTGCCGATCCTGCGGCCATCGCTTCTATACCTTTCAGCCGGATCCCACCGCCATTCAATCGCATCAGATTCAATGGTCGGAGCGCATTCCATGGCTGCGCCAGCCATGAGCCGCCCCTGGACGACCGAAGACATCGAGATGCTCAGCAGCTTGGCCGGTGATCTCCCCTGGCCAATGGTGCCGGGCAAGTTCAACAACTGCCGGCCTCATCGGACGGCCACGGCGCTGCGGCGGAAAGCGGAGGGAATGGGACTGCTGCGGCGCTGCGTGGGGCAGTACATCACCTCAGGCGCGCTGCGGTCGCTGATGGGCATCTCTTATGAGCAGGTCCGCAGGTGGATCCTCGACCCGACAATGCAGCTCCCAGCGCGCCGATGGGGCAATGGCCGGGCGTTCCCGTACTGGATCCACAGGCGCGACCTGCGGGCGTTTGCCGCGGCCAACCCGGCGCTGTTCGGCGGGCTGAGCGAGAGGCAGCTGGTGGAGCTACTGGACTCCGAGGCACTGGCCGCCCAGATCGCCGCAATGGAGCTCCCCCGGCCCCGCCAGCCAGTTGCAGTGGAGTGCATCGACACCGGCCGCCGGTACGCATCGATCAAGGCCGCGGCCAGGGCAGCCTATGTCACCCCCCAGCGCCTGGCGGTGGTGCTTGCCTCCGGTGGCACCGCCAATGGCCGCCGGTATCGCCGCATCACCTAAGCTGCGCGGGTGCATGGGAAAACAAGTCCCGGCCCTTCTGACGGGGGCCGGGATTTTTTGTGGGGTGGCGCCTGGCCTTCGATTCCGTTGCAGGCTGGCCCCACAAAACCAGCCACGGCTCCCTCCTTGCGGTGTGGGCCGACCCGACGCCAGGCGCAGGATAGGGCATGAAGAAGCCCCCGGGTGGCCGGGGGCGGTGGCTTCTGTGGCTTGCGCCTCAAGCCGCATGGAGATCGAAGATTTGAACCTCGGGCCGATAGGGGTAGTGAGACATCAGGGCCAACTCCTCTTGCAGCTTGATGCGGCCCTCGATTTTGTCTTTGGCGAAGAAGTGCCAAAGGATGTCAGCGGGCCCCGTGGTGTTGGGGCGGCGGATGATGACGTGGAAGCGAGCGGCGGGCATGGACGGGGAAGCGATGGGAACCGGGTGGATCTCTCCCCCCGATGCACATACCTTAGGCCACGCGTGACGGTCCGGGAGGGATCAGGGTGGCCGGTTTACAGATTGTCGCAATCTGGCCAAGCCATAAAGAAGCCCCCCGGGTGGCCGGCGGCGGTGGGATGGGTTGCCGGGCTGTGGCGCCCGGCGGGCCGTGGGGGTCAGGCAGTTTTGATGTGGAAGCCCCGAGCGATCTCTTTAAGTTCGGATTCAGTGCGGAAGATCAGCATGAGCCAGAAATCTCCGGTGACTTCAAAATTGTTGGCCTTAATGACATTCATGATGTCGTGGCGGAGGGCTTGCTTGCGTTGGGTGGCGGTCATGGCTGGTGGTGGGTGGTGGAAGCTCTCGCCTCCGATGCACTTACCTTAGGCCACGCGTGACGGTCTGGGAGGGGTCAGGGTGGCCAGTTCACAATCCGTCACGCTTGCGCTTCTGCGCTCGCCGCACCCCGGCCGCTCGTTCGGCCCGGCCTTCTGGGGTCAGCCGGCGCCAGCACCTGCAACACAGCAGCTTGTGGGCTCCGGTGTGCAGGATCCCGCAGGCTTGGCAGGGCACGCGCACCGCCGGGGGTAGCCGCTTTGCCTTGCGCTCGCGGTAGCGGCGGCTGCGGGCGGCGCTGGTGGGGTCAGTAGGCATCAGCATTGGCCATGGCTGCGCTAAGCGCTCGGGCTGCTTCCGCTGCCTGCCGAAGGCTGACCCCTAGCACCTTCATGGTGTGTCCAATCATCGCGGCAGCCTTAGTCGCTTCCGCCGGGGTTGGGGGGTTGCGTGGCCACCAGTGGTCCCAGCGAATGTGGCCCCACGTCTTGCCGTTGCCGTTGCTCCAGGCGATGCGGCCGAACCTGCCGCCATTGGGGGTTAAGGACAAGAATGTGATTGGGGGCATAGGGAATAATGCGGCGTTGGTGGGGGCAGGCATGGGTCAGGAAACCGAATAGCCGACGTAGCCATGACCAACTGTGATACTGGCGTTAACCTTGACGCACAAAGCGCGGCAGCGGCAGGCCTGCCAGAGCGGCTTCAGTTCGCTGCGCTGCTGTGATGTGAGCCACGACAAGTGCATGTCGAGCGCTTCTGCTGGCCCAAGGTCGTCAAGGCCCAGCTTGATGCCGTGGCGATCGGCAAAGCGCAGGGCGGAAGCATCAAGACGCTTTTGGTCGTCGGTGGTGAATCGACGGATGACGGACAGAGACATTGGAGGAGATGCAATGGGATGGTTTGCCGGGATGGGCTCCCGGCGGGCCGTGGGGGTCAGACAGAAATAGCGATCACGAACTCGCCGCAGGGCTTGCGGTAGATCATGGAATGGAGGTCTTTGCGCTGGCGACCGGCGCGAGCGCTGAATCCTTCCCAGATGCTGCCGTCAAATCCCTTGTCGATCAGGTGGCTGCGCAGGTTGGCCAGCTTGTCGGTGTTTTCGGTGAGCTGGAAGGTGCGGCCGTTGATGGTGGTGGTCATGGCTGGCGGTGGGTGGTGGCGGGATCTCTCCCCCCGATAAACTTATCTTAGTCCATCCGTGACGGCATGGGAGGGATCAGGGTGGCCGGTTCACAGATTGTCGCAATCTGGCCAAGCCATGAAGAAGCCCCCCAGGTGGCCGGGGGTAGTGGGATGGGTTGCCGGGATGGGCTCCCGGCGGGCCGTGGGGGTCAGGCGGCCAGGATCTGCATGAGCCGCTGGCTGCTCGGCATTTCGGGCGGAGCGCCTGCGGCCAGCTTGGCAATCGTGTGGCCGTGGTTCCAAGCCTCAGCTAATGGCACGAAACGACCGGTGCCAGTGACTGCGCTTAGAAACTTCCGATCATGCGCCGGGCAGGTTATGCCAGCCATGAAGGCGGCGATTCC